CTAAAGTCGAAACTGATTGCAATATAATCAGCATTTTCCGACATATAGTTATAACAATCTACTATTTCATCATATGTCTTACCTTGAACTGCTCCTATCTTTAAACCGGGTAACTTTGCATACTTATTAGTAAACTCATGAAAACTTTTAATAGTTGCATAACCATCTTCTAGTACATCTGGTACAATATAATAAGAAGGTTTTAATTCTTTAACATATTTAGCAAACTTACCTGGCTCAAATGATTCTCCAAGTTCGAAAATACTATTATCTAAAAGGACTTCTCTACCTAGTTTAACACTATTTTTAAAATAGTCATAATATTGAGGGTGGGTTTCGAATAAATGCACAAGAGCATAATCATAATCATTATATGTTTGAGATTTATCTAAAATACTAATCGGACTTTCATGTGATACTAACATACATTAATTATATAGACAGAAATAGGTATATCAAGTAAATATATATATGGCATTCGGTCTTAATATAGATTTTTCTGGTATAATTGGTAGTATTACTAATAATATAAGAAATGTGGCTACTTCTAAAATCCAAAACTTAAGTAAGATGGTAAAAACTAATCTTATTAATACTGCAACAAGTAGTTTAGGTAGTAATATTAAAGGTATGATAGGTACTAGTTTAAATTTAAACCTGTCGAAGTTAACAGGTGGTATTAATTTTGCAAATGCTTTAAAGGGTTTACCATTTCCATCTTTAGGTAGTTTAAATTTAAATTCACTTTATGGTTTAATCGATGAAAACATTGGGGTAAATTTAAATAATTTTACTAAAAATCTTGCAAAAAATTTTAAAGAATTAAATTTAGATGATTTATCTTTAGGTGATAAATTAAATTCTGCTTTAACTAGCCAGGTTTCAGATATAAGTGATGAAATTGAGGCTGGTATTATCGCCGGTAAAAGTGGTATTGATGTATTAGGTAGTATGAATAAACTATCCAATACTCAAATAAGAGATTTTACATTCAGCCCAGAAAAACAATTAGCATTTGTAAATTTGTTAGAGCAACAACAAAAAGATAAAATTTTTGATTTATCATTTAATAGTGTTAGTGAAACATCAATATTTGATACCCAGATTACTGATATATCTAATAATAGTGTTGACGGTCCAATAGATACATTTAATCCAAGTTTTTCATTTTTTGATGTCGAAATTGCAGAACAAGCTACAGTTAATAAAGAAGTAATAGCTGGTTCCCAGTTTAACATAAAAACCATTACCCAAGTTGAACCAGTAACTAGAAAAATTGATTTAACTAATAGGTATGATAAAGAAGAAGAAACTTTAACCTATTTAGAATTTTTAAAAGATGATTTAGTAACTTCAGAAGTTACTCCTACGCGATCAGTATCTTATACTAATTTGACAGCCATAAGAGATCCCGACACTAATGAAATATTATTATATAACGCAATCGAAGTTACTGAGGATAATGTAAATGATCCATCAAAACGTAGGCGTGTAATACTTGATCATGATGGAAAATTTGTACAATATAGGTAAATATAAAGGTATTATGGAAAAAGAATTTAATAGTATATATTTAGGCATAGTAGTCCAAAATAATGATCCACAAAAAAGAGGTAGGGTTAAAGTATTCGTACCACATTTATCACCGACCGTATATGAAAATTGGGTAGGTGATAATAAAGATAAGTTCTTTAAATCAATCGATGGTAATTTAGAACCTATAATGGCTAAACTAAAAACTATACTACCATGGGCTGAAGTTAGTTGTCCTTTAACAAGTGAAAATACATCTAAAAGATATAACAATTACACTAATAAAGCTACTGTATCAGATACAAATTCTTTTACTAACTTAAGTGCAGATAGTTCAACTTCTTCTGGTGAAATATACGACCAAAGTATGTTCAGATTAAGTGATGCTTTTAGCGATAATAATAATAATGTTAATAATATAAACCCATATTCTTTCAATTACAAACCTAATACTTACGCGAATAAAGCAAAAGGCTCGTTTGGTATTCCAAGTGTAGGTGCTCACGTATATGTATTTTTTAGGGACGGTAATACCCAATTTCCTGTTCTAATTGGTACATCATTTGGTAAAGATGATTGGCAAGGTATATACGATAGTGAGGTAGATTACCCTGGAAAATATGAAAATTATGATAGTAGTTCTACTGAAGAGGATTATAACGTACAAACTTATAGGAACAAATATGTTCTAAATCAAAAAGGTGGTACTTTTGAAATAAACAATACTGATCATAATGAAAAAATTAAATTAACCCACTATTCAGGTTCATTCAAAGAGTTTAATAACAATACAAATTCAGAACTTGCTACTAAAAATAATCAAAAATTAGTTATTAATGATGAATTTAATACAGTTAAAGGTTTTAAAAATGAGTTTACTGGAAAAAATTATGATGAGATAATTTTAAGAGATAAGTATAAAAAAATCGGCAATTTAAACGAAGCTTTTTTTGATGATTGGAAACAAAAATACGGGGTAATACAGGATATAAAACAATTATTTGATAGGAAGCGAGCTGAAAATAATAATATAACTTCAAATGGAGATGTTATTATTAGACTTAATAGTATAAATCAGGAAAGATCTGGAACGTTTGCTAAATTTCCACCTGTTGAAACCGATGAATATCTTGCTTTAAACAATAGTAATAAATTTGAAGATCAACCTGATTTTTACTTTGGTACCGGGGTTAATATTTCTGGTTTCTCTCAAGGTGGTGGAGTACCAGTTTTTGATAATAATTTAAAAACTTTACAAGGTGGTTCAGTTGAACCGAAACCTGTTGCTAGTTCAAATATTGGTACTACAAAAGAAAATTGGCCAGCAGAATCAAGCAGTACATTCGTTAACGGTGAAGGTAACAGCCCTTCAACTCAAGACGGTACATGGGATTTTCAACCAAAAAATTTGAATAAAGAAATATTAGAAATTCAAGCCGATTTAATGCTTGTAGAAAGAGATTTCGGTTTAGGTGGTAGTGAAATTATTGAGATTAGCAAAAATAAATTAGAAAATATAGGTACTGTAATGAATGATTATGGTAGTATTAGATTTGACCCTATTGGTAAACTAGTTAGTAATGAAGTTCTTGTAGGTAGTAATGCGACTTATGTTAATAGTGATTCAGGACCTTTACTTGAATATGTTGATGTACAAGATTTACCTGGAGGTACATATAATTTAAACGTTAATAACAGGTATAATGTTATGGTAGGGGCTGGTGGTTTAAATCTTAAGTCCTATGGACCGACTAATATATCAGGTAGTATTACAAATATTGCTGGTCAACAAGTTAATGTTGGTTCGGAAAATGAAATTAATTTAGATGCTAAAGTTATTAATATAAGTGCCGAAATATTAAAACTGCGAAATAAAAGACAAAGACAAATTTTAGTAGATGGTGGTCTCGGTGTTAATAAAAATGTAGTAATTGGAGGGGGTTTATCCGTTGAAGGGGAAGTATTTTTACAGCATGTAACTGCACCAGCTGAAATACAAGTTACAAACACAACTCAAACTTTAGGACAAGTAATGAGTAATAAAACTATAGGTCATGTAATTATTCCTGGCAATACTTTCTGTTCCGGCGCAGGGCCACCTATAAGTTTACCAGTAGTAGCCAGTGGTGGTGCTTTAGGTGTACCACCAATACCAGACACCGTTGCAACTTATCCACATACACACTCATTTAATAACATACCTTTAACATTGACTGATACAAATGAAAGTACCCGTAACTCGGCTAAAAATAGTGGTATTAATGGTACAGATAGGGTTGTAGCAACTCCTCAATTCAATACATTAAAAAGTGGTTTGGAGATCATCAATAATATGCAAACAGCATTTAATAATTTGACCGGCTAAAACCCTAATATTAATTAACATATTAAATATTATATATGAAGTTTACAGAGTACGTAGTTAATAATAGCATAACTAATACTTTATCTGACGATAAATTTGATGTTGGTAGCCCTTTCAATTTTATTGAATATTTAAACTATGTAAAGGTAATTGATACAAATGATTTAGAAAATTTTAATCAATATAAAAAATATCTAGAAAAATGGAAGGCGACTGATTTTAGTAATAATAAAGATAATTCGGTTAATATTAAAGCAATTTATTTAAATTTTTTTAATGATTTAACTTTAAAATATTCGACCCAAGAGCAAAGAAGATTTTTTAATACAATTGATTTAAATGATGAAAGTTCATTATCTAAAATAATACCATTTTATCGGTCTAAAATTGTAGAGATTTTAAACTATTATAGAGAAAAAAGAAATACTTTCCAACAAGAGTTAAGAGAAAATAAAGATAGAGGTAGTAGTCTAAGTGTTAAAGATCAAATTAAGAACAATATAGTTAACTTTTTTTCTAGTCCTGACTATACAGGTGAGATAGTTTCATTATCATCTCTTAGAATAGATGTTGAGTTAGGTTACGATACATTTAATAATTATTTCGATGTTAATCCTGCCACAGTACCTTCTAACGAAACGTATATATCGAATGATATTAATACTAACGTTTTCTTAGATATTGATCAAGCTTTAATTAAAGTTTTAAATGATAATAAAATTACTATTAGTGAATTAAATCCCTATAAATTAATTATTGAATTTAATCAAGTAAATACTAGTTTATTAAAAAAAGATGATTTTATTGATTATAAAATTACTGATAATACTGATACATATAGAGTATTATTTGAAGCTGAGTTATCTGAAAATTTAGTAGGTACGGACTATTATTATTTGAGTAATACCGGTACCGAATACGTTTCTGGTAGATTATTTGAAGCCAAAAATAAAGCTAAAAATTTATTTAATATAAACTTTCCTTCAGTTATGGCAAAAGAAAAGGAACCGAGCGGTTATGAAAGAAGCGTTGGTCTATTTTTTAATCCTACTAAATTCTCAATATTAAAAGTAGATGGTGAATACATAAGAAGAATCAAGAAGCAACTAATTGATAATTATGTTTATGTTTTTCCTGACCCCGCTGAGTATGGTGATGTGGTAAATTTAAGCAATACAAAAAGAAAAAATCCATTTAACTTTTATTTTGATTCTAATACTTATAAAAATATTTCATCATCATCTTCACGCAATACAGTAAAATCAGATGAAAGAAATCACTATTTTCATTCATATCAATCCTTAGAAAATAAAAGGATTGATATAACTAATGGTGGGAAATTTTCAAATACATTAAATGATTTAATTAATTATGGTTCTGTTGATAAAATTCAAACTGATATTTATGGTAATGAATATATACAAATAATTCCTAATTTAGGGGTAATTAGAAATACTGCTGATATTGATATAATTAATAATTCAACTTTTAAGTCAGGTAATACAATTGATATAACACAAAATAGGTATGGTGATATTGACCCCCTTTCCGGATTACATGATAAAAATTTTAGTTATAAAAATATTTTTATAAAAGATGTAGTAACTAAGGAACTTAAGCCGTTATCAGGTTCAAGTTTTAATGTTATTTATGATAAGTTTTCATCTAACAATACATTATATAATCAAATTACCGGTTCAAATATTTTAGATATTAATATATATGAAGATACTTTTAGCTTAGATTTAAGTACGTTTACTGTTGTAGATTCATTTAAATATGATAAAAAATATATAGGTCAAACAAGTTCACCTTTAATCTTGAAGAAAGATTTAATACACCCTAACTTTGCATTTATAACTAAAGATTGTTATAATAATAATTCAGTTTATAAATTTAATATAAGCTTATCCGGTGTAAGTACGTCTAATACTTTTATATATGAACTTTATAAATATGATACCAGTAGGAAAATTATTGATGAAATAAGTACTGTAAATACTGAAACTTCTTCATACTTTTTAAATACTTTTAATTTTAATTATTCTGGTGGTGGTATTACAATTAATAAGTTAGTAAACAGTGATTTAAAATATAATAGTTTAGACGATTCTTATATTTTAACTACAACGTATACAAATACTAATAATTCAATAGTTATACATTATTTTAATTATAAAATTATTAATAATAAAATTTCAATTATTAAAAACGATTTATTTAGTAACTTAAATAATTCCTCAATAACGGCGGTAACAAACCAGGTAAAGGCAGAAGCTCAAAGGACTAGTACTGCAAATAGTTCATTTTTTAATTTTTTAACGGGTAGCGGAGATTGTGTTTTACCGTCACTTTCATTCCCTGCTGCTAGTTTTTTCAGAACTGTTACCTTAACTTATTCAGGTGATGGGACAGATATAAATTTTGATCTCAAAAATGTTACTCAAAACTCATCAGGTAAAAGTTTATATAAAGCCGAAATAGATTTTGGAGATAATACTAATAAAACTATATATTCCAAATTTCAATCATCAGATAATACTTTAATATTAGATAACTTTACCCATATATACAATTCTTTCAGTAGCGCAGTTTCATCTACAGGTTCAATCAAGTTTTATTATGAAAATGGTAAAATAACGACAGTTAATCTTAGAATAGTAAAATTAATTTCAGATATATCACCACTGCAATTGAAAGCAATAAATGGTCAAAAAACTAACAACGGTAATTTTATTTTAAATTTAATTGATAAAAATAATACTTTATATAACTTTTTAAGCACTTAACACTTTTAATAAATATCAATATGCCTATTAAATTAAATATTTTAGAACCATTAAAAAAGATAACTCAAGAAAATGTTATATATAAAGATTTGGATCTAAATGTTGATGTTGGTATTGTAAAAGGCGATCAATTAGATAGTCCTCAAAATTTAAAAGATTTAAATACATCAGTAAATTTTGAGGCGATAAAAAATTCCCTTATTAATTTAATAACTACATTTCCGGGGCAGAAAATATTAAATCCCGAATTTGGTATGAATTTTGGTGATCTTCTTTTTTTACCAGTCTCAAAAGCTAGAGCTACTGTTATTGGTGAGACTATTAATAATACATTTGTTGGTTTTGAACCTCGTATACAAGTAACATCCATCGAAGTTATCGCTGATATTGCAATGCAAGAATACGAATTAAATATAATAATTAATATACCTGAATTTAATTATAACCCATTAAATTTAAAAGGTAGATTAAACAAATCTGGTTTCTATAGTTATTAATTAAATATATTTATGGTGGAGAAAAATTTAACTGATTTTAGTTTATCAAGAGATAGTTACACAGCTTTTGATGCTAAATCACTAAAGGAACTAATTCAAACTAGGCTTAATGAAGGGGAAGTATATACTGACCAGTCTTTTGAAGGTAGTAATATGTCCTCTATTATTGATGTAATTGCATATAGTTATCATTTACTTTTATTTTATTTGAATCAGACGTCCGCTGAATCAATGTTTTCAGATACTAGCATTTATGAAAATATGAATAGGATTGTTAAGCTAATTGACTATAAACCTAGAGGGTATCAAACATCATTGCTTTCATTTGATTTAGCCGCAAGCAGTTTATTACCAGCAGATGCATATACCATTAAAAGATATAGCTATTTTGCAGTAGGAGGCTTATATTATTCTTTTGTATCTGATAGTACTTTTAATAAAACTGTAGCTGAGGACCAATCTTTAACAGATTTTTCAAGTGAAAATGTTTTAAGGGAAGGCCAATATTTTGAATACCCTGAGATCATAGCATTGGGTGAAGATTTTGAAACTATAAATTTAGCAGTAAAGAGTAATGATAATAATGTAACGGTGAATATTGATAGTGATTCAATTGATGTATATGTTAAGGATATTAATACAAATAAGATAACTGAATATACTGAAACAAATAGTTTATTTTTAGAAAATTCAGATTCAACTGTAGTTGAAAAGAGGGTAAATGAAAACGGTTTATATGAATTTAAGTTTGGTAATGGTATTTTTGGTAAAAAATTAAATGAAGGTGATAGAGTTTTTATTTATTATATTCAAAGTTCAGGCGAAGCCGGAGTTATCTCACCTGGTATTTTAAATGGTAATAATATAAACTTATATAATACCCCGAGGTTTCAAGAAATAAGTAACAACATATATAATAGTACATTTAATTTCTTAAATATTCAACAACTACAGTATTTAAGTTTTTCTAATAGTCTCCAATCAACTTCACCGGTTGAAAAGGAAGATGTTGATAGTATAAGAAACAATGCGTCTAAAAACTTTCAATTGCAAAATAGAATTGTAACTTTGAAAGATTATAATAATTTTTTAGAGTCTAATTTTTCTCAAGTGTTAAAATCATTTGGAGTTGTAAATAATGATGATTATGTAGATCAGTATTTAAACTATTTTTTAAATCTAGGTTTAAATAAACCAAATGACGATAGTAGGGTATTGTTTAATCAAATTAATTTTAACTCAATAAATCAAGCAAATAATATTTACCTATTTTTAGTATCTAAATTTAATAATGTTGATAGTAATGATAATCTTAATTTTGTTTCTACCTCCCAAAAATCTTCCATTATTAATGCTTTTAAAGAACAGCAACAGGCTAATATTAATATAGTTCCTGTTGACCCGGTTTTTACATCGTTTAACCTTGGGGTTAGAAGTGGTGTTGCAGAAGTTATCACTAAGGATATAGCAGATGAATCATTTTTAGTTATTAAAAGAAATGTGTTGAGTAATTCAAGTACTGAGGCAATAAAAGAAAGAATTAATAATATTTTTGTAAATTATTTCGATGATCTTAATTTAAATAGTTTAGTAAGTTTGAAAGATATAAGCAATCAAATTTTTAATATAGATGGTGTAGAAGATATAAGAACAAGACGGGTTGTTAATACTACGACTGTAAATGAAGTAGAAGGTATTAGTCTTGTAGTATATAATCCGATTTATCCGGAAAACGATATTAAAATAATTGGTGTTGATTTAAAATTACCGTTTTTTAAATATCCATATCTATCTAATAAATCAATTTTATCTAATATAATTATAGAAAACGCGTAAAATGAATTATAGCTTCAATAAAGATTATAGCTCATTATCAAGTATATATATTCCATTTGATATATATAATAAGAACTTTAAAAAAGTATTAGGAAGTTCAAATACTATTTCAAGCAGTGCTCTGTATGCTGGTGATATGGGAGGTATATATGCTATTCCAAATTTTTTATCCGCTAATGAAACGATTTCAGATACTGATTTTTTTGTTGATTTTGGAGACGGTACAATAGTTGAAAATAATTTATCTGCATTTCATACATATAAAGTTGCTGGTAATTACAAATTAACACTTGTGGTGGCAACAAGCGCTGGTAGTTTATTTAGATCTTTAGATAGTTATAATGTAAATATTAAAGACCCTTTACCTGATAAAATTTATATAAATCAAGAAGGAGGAGGTCAACAGTTTGAAAGTGAAAGTACTGTAAAGTTTTATATAACTAGATTTAACAGTTTAAAAACTTCTCAAGAGTTATCAGCTAATGATTATAAAGTAAAACTTAGTGTTAATGGTAATAAATCACCGTTAGAATTGGAAACCAATTATTTAGATAATAAAAATTTCCAATACCAAAATAAAAGTTTTTTCTTTACATCTCCTGATAACAATTTTGAAGTAATTACTAGTATACCAACAAATAGTACCCCTATATACGGTAAATTAGTATCTGATGATTTAATACTTACTACCTTATCAGCAGAAGATAATACTCTAGTAGGTACATCAGGTTTCGGACTCTTTCGCTACTTCGAACCGACTGTTACTTAAATTAAGAACCTTTGAGTTTTTCAATTTCTTGACCAAGCCGTTTTACTTCTTCAATTAAAACTGGTATAAGACCTATATAATCAACTGTAAGAAACCCTTCACTATTTTCTCTTACTAATGTTTCGTCTATATTAAGTAAATCCTGGGCGATGATACCTTTACCTTTACCTACTCTTTTGGATCTATCGTTCCAATCAAACTCATAACCAGTTAAATTATTTACAAAATTTTCAGAATTAATAGGAATTAAATTATCTTTTAATCTACTATCTGATGAACTAAATGCTATTATATCTCCAGTACTATTAATACTACCACCGACTGTTAAGTTTCCTCCTACAGTTGTATTACCAGTGACTCCTAATGTACCATTTACACATGTATTAACTAAAGTTGCTTGATTGTTAATAGCTACTGTATTATTAAAAGTAATACCCCCATTAAAAGTACCTGTACCATTTAAAGTAAAGTTTGATGCTGTTAAATTACCGTTTACAAGGGTGTTACCGAGAACCCGAACATCGTTGTTAAACGTACTTGTACCTTTAATGCAAAGATTATTAGTAGTTAAATTAGAACATACACCTAAAGACGTACAAACTACTAATGAACCATTGAAACATGAACTATTAGAAGGTGATCCCAGTGATAAAGCAGAGCTATTACCTAATCCGTCGGTAATTAAAGATCCTGTACCAATACTTTCACTTGTACAAGTTTTTAACAAACCTTCATACGTTTCATTTATATTTTTTCCGAATAAACTAGCCATTATTTTTCCTCCAATACTTTAATTCTATTATTTAAACTTTTAACTTCTTCAATTAACACTGGTATAAGTTTTACATAATCTACAGATAAATATCCATCTTCTCTCTCATGCACTATTTCAGGTAATACTTCTTTTACTTCTTGAGCTATAATTCCTAAATCAGAACCTTCCCTATCAGCATTTTCTTTCCAATCAAATTCATATCCATTAATATTATTAATAATATTGTTTGAATCTTTAATTTTAACTATATTATTTTTAAGCCTTTTGTCAGATGAATAAAAAGCTATAATATCAGCACATCCTCTAATTACACCTTTATTTAAAAGTAAACCTTTATTAGTTAAAGTTATTGTTCCTGTAGTACAATCATTTCCTATGTTTCCTGTACCACACATTGTCGTATTACCTGTGAGATTGTCAACTGAAAACTTTCTACCAGCTTCAGGACCAACAAAAAAGTCACCTTCCAATGATGTACTACCACCAGCTGCTGTTTGACATATCGAATTAGTAACAACTAATGCATTGGCAACATTTAAATTACATGTATTGGTTGAACCACATAAATGATTAGAACCAACCCCACATGCGCAAATTTGTTTTTCAATACAAACTCCTCCTTTTTGTACTTCTAATACCTTACCTACAACGCAGTTTGTAGAGCCATCTACTATTAAAGGTCCAAAAACTTTGGCTCCTGCATCAGATTGACCAATAGATATTGAACCTATATTACCATTACCGTCAGATAATCTTGCTAACGCACGCGGCGCGCCACTTTTGTTAGGGTTATTTAAAACTACACCTGTAGTTCTATTACCACCTTGTTCGGTAGGTATGAAACCATTATCAGCTACTTTTATTAATGACGGGTAAGTAAATGCAATTATCTCACCCGCTAAACTATTAATTTCTGTACTCATCTATTATTATTTATCTAATAGTACTGTCTTTAAAATGGGTATCCTTTCACCAATTCTTTTCGTGTCAACAGTTTGTATTATTTTATTTTGATATTTGATAACGTTTTCCATTACCCTGTTTAAAGTATTGCCGTTTAAAGTTTCATTAATTCCGACGAAAAATTGTTTACCATCAATAATATCTAATGTATCCTTATCTTCGTGACTCATTTCTAAAAATTCTTTAAATCTTAAATAACCATTAGTTTCAATAGTATCAAATTGCGCTAATAGCTTTTTATTTAAATTGGAACCTAATAAATTTAAATTAAATAAATGTCTATATATAGTTGAATTAAAAGTTATATTATTAAAATATTCATCATTTAAGAATATTTCATTTTTGTTGTAAAAATTTGGCTTTTTTGTATTTAATAAACTGATTCGATCATTGTTTTCAACAAAACTAAATATCCTTTTATTAGACCATAATAATAACTTATCTGATTTATTTGTTTGGCTACCTATTAATACTAAACCTGTTTTTATTAATGTAAATTTATCAAAATCAGGTTTTTCATCCCAGGCTACATTAGTTGCTGAAAATTTAGTAAATATTGTATTCCATAAATTTACTGTATCAAATTGGATATTAATAGTAAATTTTTCTATATTTTTTGATTGGGTATTTATAAAATATTTATAGACATTTTTAGTAGTCTGTAGATAGTATACATTGCTATTATTTTCTGAAAAAACTATTTTCCTAGGTAGTTCAAATTTAGCTAACAGCGGTATAGAAAATTCAAAAGGATTACTAGTTAATGTGAACCTATCAACTTCATTAAAATTATTTGCATTTAATACTAAAACAGTAAATGTATTGGTTATAACATATAATAAATCAAAAGTATTATTATAGGTCATACTAACGAATTCATTTTCAGCAAAAAATTTAAAATTATTGTATTCAATTTTATATTGAAAATCACTACTAAATTTTTTAATACCTTTATCAACAAGATCATATACAAATATATTTTTATTACCGTATTCAACATATGTATTATCATTAAAATTACTTACATCATTACCTTCACCGCCAATTGTATCTAAAAGTTTCAGTTTTCTAATACCGGTTCTATCTTTATTAATAATAGTTTTAACCTCAGTTTTATATATTTGTTTAACATTCCTATCATTAATATAGAGTATATTTTTATCATTATCTGATGCTATACTAGTTATACCTCTAAATTTCAATTGATTATCATTACCTAGTGCATCAGCACTTAATACAAAATCAAACATTGTTTCAGTATCATCTATTTGGTATGCAAAGACGAAAGTACTGGTAGATACAAATAATGTATATTCGTCAGGATTTTTAGTACTTCTTATAGCTAAAGAATTAACGGTATCAGAATTTTCAAATTGTGAATTATAACTTGATAATTGAACTAAACTGGGGTCTAGACCACCTGATATAAATCTTACGTTCGAAGCTACCCATTGCCAATCAGTACCAAGATTAGTACTAGATAATACTGCATATGCTTTGTAGTCAGTAGGTATTAAAGGATCATTAATACTAGTAAATCTAATAAGATCCATAAAATTGTCATATAAAAGATTAAATTTAAAATTAATAGAATTTTTATTTATTATTTCATTCGGTTTAAAAATAATATCATCTGTTACATAGGAAGTGTTTAATTTAGTAAAAATGGTTCTATCAAAGAACTTTTTAGATTTTATAATATCTGTATATACACTCTCTACAACATTTAAAACGTCATTTTGTAAATTTTTACTTTTATAAAAGGTAGTACCGTCATAGTTATAATAACCGATATAATCTAAACCGTTAAAGGTAAATTCTCCACCATTAGTAAATGCTATTTTTTTTGATGTAGTTATCGTTTTATATTCATCACTTGAATTGTTAGTTAAATCTTGTCCTATATAAAACTCAGTTGCTGTATTATTTACTGTCATTATTTTTTATTCTATGTTATATATTAATTTTTGTTGAGATGGGGTAGTTACCTGTACTGAACTTTGTAAGTATTCTGTTAATTGTTGCTTTACATCATTATTTATATTAATATCTTGAATGTTCACTTTAAGATAATTGCTAATATTCCCAGGTATATTATAAGTAAATAATGTATCAATCTCTTCGTTATTATTTCTCGTACCACATGGTACTCTAAAATATAAAGGGTCTACTTTTTTAGTTTGTAATTCTAAATAATTGACTAAACTTTGATCAAATGACGTGTTATGTATTTTAACATTTTTTAAAGAGCCTCCTGAACTATTATAATTAAAATCTTTAACTATATTATCAATTGGAGTGTTACGTATATTTTGAGTGTTAATAAATAATTCTGGGTATAAAATTCTTTCTATCGGTATAATATTAGGGTTAAATACTACTTCTCCGAAAACTATACCATTATTATATAGTTTAATCTTACCAGCATTTAAATCAAAGTCTAGATTAAAATAATTTTTAATAGATACATTTGGTACAGTAAAAATTATTTCAACGTTACTTATGTCTTCAGAATTTATTGGTATTAATTCACCATCCCAACCACTTAATGATTCTGCTGGGTTGGACCATGAAAAAGACGTATAACCATTAGCTGATAGAGGTGGACCAGCTTTATTCCATTCCTCAGTAAGAACTTCAATATCAAGTAATGAATTTAAATTAAACTTAAACATTAATTGATCTCTATAGGTATTATATTTTTGATCTAAAGCATAATAATTTATAGGGGTGAAGTGAGGGGTATTACCTGATAATGATAGGAATTTGCTAGCAAAACCTCCATTAGCTGCTATAATTGCATCATACTCTTCTTTTTCAAACCTTCTATACTGATAAATGCCATTACTATACTTAGAACTTAGAGTTGTTGTACTAAATGAACTACCGGGTATTGCTTCATTGGCAGCAAATACCTTACGTATGTTAATATCGATACCGGTTAAAGGTAATTTGTATGTCTTCTCTAATTTACCTGAAGTAGCATTTATTTTATCTACAATAATGTTAGAATAAATATCTCTAGCAAATGATAATATCTTTAACTGTTTATCTTCTTCTAAAAAGTCAATTTTATAACCAGTACTTACACTTTCACTTAATTCAAAAGCTGATAATTTAAATCTTTCAGGTGTAAACTCTTGTATAAACCCTTGACTTGCTGTTAAGTTTATAAACTGTACAAATAATCTATTATTAACTGAATTAATATCGAAAATTTTCATATTAGTACTATCTAATATAGGATCTTCTTTCTGGTTTAAATCAGTTTTATCAAATACGATTCTAGCTCTACCTTCCTGTACAAAATCAAAAAAGGTATCAAAGTTTGAATCTGCTAAGGCTGAGAATCCTGATATAAGTAAAAAGTAACTTTCATCATATGATTGCCCTTTAACAATCCCACCGCTTAACTGACTAGATAAAATAGTAGAATTTAAAAATGCTTCACCCGGTATATGCTGTCTGGATATAAATCTATTAATAAATTCTAATGAACATGCAGTATCGGCATTTAATTTTTTAGGCTCGCTACCTACTAGATATCTATAACTACCGTCTTTTGAAGGTACTATACTTTGAAATGGTCCCCCGGTTAATGCATTAAATTGATTATTTAGAACTATTTTTTCTGTCGGTAAAAGATTATTTAAATCTAAATTAATAATTTTATTATCTGTTACATATTTATTTGTTATAATAAATACATTATTATAACCGTGATATGTTTTGCTTTGATATGATTTAATTATTTCCATTATCAGGTCGTTATTAATCTGACCATCAGCTGGGTACCTTTCATTCAACACTTCTCCGAAATAATTAGTTTTTATTAATTTATTATCACAAACTAAAACAATATTATTGTTTTGTTCAACATATAAAACATCTATTATATTTTCTGTACCCTCGTATGTATTGGTTCTTAATAACTTAAAATTATTATCATAAATATTAAGTCTGTTACCTTCGGGTATATAAATAAACGGTGTAAAGAAATTATTATTTTTAAAGGAAAACCCATCTTCATATAAATTACCAAAAAGTTGAAACGAGTTTAACGATGATAGAGTATCTAATTCTAATTCAAAGCCAACATTAAAATCTCTATTAGGTATTGAATCGATATTTAATTTATCAAAACCTTTTACATCATTAAGATTTACATCATTAATATCTTGTAGTTGTACTGATGATGTTTGAATATTTAAAGTATTTTTTAACAAATGATCTTTCTGACTATCAATATATACGTTTATTTGTTTTTCATTAATTCGTTGATAACCGTAAGATGCACTTGGTTCAAATGTCATATTACTTTGTAAATCGTAATAAAGCAAACTAGTTTCATTTTTTTCAAAATGTTCTGCAGCTTGAGAACTGCTTTCAAATGTATTTAAATCACCAGAGAATGATATAGTAAACGAATTATCTTTTGGTATATAATATCTATCATACCATATACCTTTTGTTATACCATCACCTTTTAACCACGTACATAAATAGTCTCCAAAAATGTCATTACCTTGAATATCGTTTAGAGTTTGAAAACCTAAAAAACCACCACTTTGTAATACCACTAAGCTAACATCATTTTGATTAACTAAAAATTCTTCATCTTCAATAAAACTTTCTTGTAATTTATTTTTATTTTTATCAGTTAATTTAAAAACTTTATCGCTAAAGTAAGGATTAGTTGCTGCAAAAGAGCCATTTAAAGCCAACCCCGTATCATTAATATTAATTTTCTTGAAAGGGAATAAATTATCCGGTAATGTAAATTCAGTATAATCCTTTGAACCTATTTTATATTCTTTATCAAAAAACGTATAGTTTAATGATAAATCATCATAATCTTTTTCTTTACTTTGCTGATTAGTAAAATTTTGATATTCACGTCCTCTATATTCTAAATTATCGTCTCTATTCTCTAATGGACCACCGTAAGTAACATTATTATTAGAAATATGATTTTTTAAATTAAAAAAGTTAAGATTAACAAAATTTTTATCTCCGGTGATAATATTAGAATATGTATAATAGGTTAAAAAATCATATTTTACCCCGCTTACAGTATCATTAGAAAGATTATAATTATCTTGAAAATCGTAATATATAAATTGATCAATACTATCTGTGTTTAATAACTTTAGTTCTGGGTCGACACTAATAGTACCATTAACTAGATTAGTCTCGTTGCTAGCAAGTAAACCTACTGAATTAATAGTATTTGATACAATTATAGTAGTCTTTATTTTATCACCAGCTGGGTTTGATGAAACAATAGGTGCGAGCGTCGTTAATTGTGTAGTAAGCGTTGATACAATTTTATCCCCTTGATATAATCGAAATTTTCTATTTATTCTATCATAAAAATAATTAAAATAGTAGTTACCGGTTAAAGGTACTAAATCGACCCCTAAAAATTTAAATACTAATGCTTCAGTACCTATATCGTATAAAAATTTTGGTAGTTTACCATCGAAAAGTGATACTGTACAAAACTCTTCATCAACTAAGTCTACTAAAAATTTATCACCATTTACATCTATTTGGTCTATATTAAAGGTTACAGGTGAATCTTTATCATCTCTAGTTGTTAAAACTTGTAAGAAAAATACTGAACTTAATGAATTAGATGTCGTTTTAAAATTAAGTCTAGTATTTAAATCTTGTGTATTTATTTTTTTATTTAAAGTATATAAATCGTTAGAATTTTTATTTTTAATTAAATTATTAACAGTATAATTCTTTAAAAAACTATCATTAGCACTTTTATTTATATTATAAGTAAGTAAATTTAAACCTTGAAGTGTAAACTTGTCTTCATTAATAAATTCAAATTTATTATCAGAATCTTTAAAATATACAGGAGTTAAAGCACTTAAATTTTGATATGTGGGTGATAAAGACATCTATTAATATTTATAATGGAAATTATATATCAATTCCCATATACGTATTTAAAACAATTTTACTAAAATTCAATTATATTAATTTTGAACCAGTATAAATATCTTTTAATACAATTTGATCTATACTATTATTAATCGAACTTAAATTAGTAAGATCACAGGTAGAATTAGTATTAGAATCGTCATAAAATGCAAATAAATTACTATTATTAACAGTAGAAATATATTCGAAAAATGTATAATAATTTGTTATTTGATTAGTAGATACACCTTTTTCTTCATTTAAAATTCTAAAACCATTTTCAAGCACTAAATTACCACCTGTAGCATTTAACATATATGTAAAATTACCTACCTCATTTGGCAAATCTAATCCCCAACCCCAATTAACATTGTATGATGAAATTTCAAAAGTTTTATTATTTCCTAGATATCTAAAATCAAATGAACTTGTAGGGTCGGTATTAAGTAGATAATATCTTTTACTAAATTTTTCATATGCAACTATAGGTTTAAAATTTTTCCCACCAGATAAAGTATGAGAAAGGCTTATTTCCTTACCTAGATTTTTACCTAAACCAGAACTAGGTCTACCGTTATTATTGAAGTCTTGATTAAAGTTATTTGTTATAGGTTTAATTTTAGATCTATTTACACTAAAGAAATCTACTATTCTTTTTAAACTGGCTGGGTATTGTTCTGAAAATATATTAATGTTGCTATCTATTAATTTTAAACTACTAATTAAATTATCAATATTTGCATAATCTATATCATTTGAATTTAAAAGAAAATTAGATATTTTTTCATAGACTTTTACCCCTAAAGTACTAGGATCTTTTTCATCTCCTACTATCTGACCGATTATATCTGTAAAAAACTTAGGATTATTTTTTAAATTAGGTTGGTAAAGGTATTTTAAAAAATTAGTTTTTTGATTATTATCTTCATTTATCTTACGAAAATCATTTGTACCGCTTACTGGTATCATATTAAAAGTATTACTTTGATTAATGATATCACCGGCTTTAGTCGTCCCTTTCAATTTTAAATTATTACCGGTACCATCGTATTGAAATGCACCTTTAAAAAACCCACCTTTGATATTAGAAGATAACTCACCAAAATTACTTGAAAATGTTGCTGCTAAGGTATTATTATTGTCATCAAGAAGTTCTATTTTTATAGTGTCACCATTACCATCACCTAGAGATAGATTGTTTAAATAATTTGCTGGGTAATTATTTTTTGTTTTAATTCTAGCAGTAAAATATATAGTTTGATTTTGAAAATAAGTTTTATCAAAGTTAAAGGTTTCATCATTATAACCATAACCATCTATTCCGGTGGTAGAAAATACTAACTTATCAACAGGAGCATTTTCATTAATAGTTAACGGTATACTTGCTGTAATTTGATTTAACACCGGTAAGTTATTTCTCGGCAGGTTATAATATTGTCTTTCTGGGTCAGTGACTGCTGTTGTATCGAAATTTGCAAATATATTAAGTTCTATGGCCATTTATAATATTTATAAACAGCACTAAAAACTATAGAAAAAACTAACGGTTAACATAAATATTAGTATATTATGGCACGTAAATTTTTAGAACTCGTAGAAAATACTATTACAAGAATGTCAAATGGTAGTTTCTTGACCGGTGATCTTGTTGAACTTACAAAAAACTATAAAAGTAAAGATAGTTATAAAGTACTATCAGATGATCAAAAAGAGTATATTGATACATATTTCGATTCAGATAAAAATTATTATATAGTTAATGTTAAAACTGATGCATTAACACCAGGACCTGGAAATAGTGATAATAGAGGTACTACTTTTTATGTAGATGTTGCTTTAGAATTAGCAAATGGTAGATATGATAATCAAGGTAAAGTTACTCTTCCATCAGATATTTTGAAAAGAATAGATAACGGTATCAATAGACACCCGATACCTGATTCTGATAGATATGATAATAAGGTTCAAATTGACCCAGTTGAAGCAGAAGAAAATGAAGAGCAACAGCAAACAATGACCCAACAAGGAGATAGCCTTAAAAAGACAGAAATGTCAAATCCTAGACAAAATACTAAGATTCCTTCATCTCCAGCGACTAAATCACCTGCAGTTAATGAAAGTTATACTACGCAGTATGTGCCGATTGAAGGTTAAATCTTCTCGAGATTAACCCAGCAAGCAAAAGCATTAATTTCTTTATCTAATACAAATACGTCTTTATACATGTGATCTGAAATAGTCACTATATATTGACGTTTTTTATTGTCATCTAAACTAGAAGTATAAACATAATTTAAGTATTGCTTCATTAAGTTATGATAATCACCTTGAAATTCATTTTCATTCTCGATTAGATACTTTCTAAGCTTTAGAGAATCGTTAGATATAACATGCTTATGTATAACGGTAACAATATCTTTACTATCTACGCTATGGTCAATTGTAAAGATATTACTAATAGTAGCTTTTTGAATACTATTTAATACCTTACGAATATCAGGATAACTTTGCTTAATTACATTAACAAAATTAGGTTTCTGATCAGTTTCAATCTTGATACCTTCCTCCTTAACAATATTAATAACACGTTTTACAACATCATCAAACGGCGGCATTAGATCAAAGAATTGTGTTCTACTTTGAATAGCAGGTATTATTTTATGCTTATAATTTGCTGTTAGTATAAAACGAGTCATACTACTATATTCTTCCATTGTATTACGTAGTGCGCGTTGACCATCAAGGGTAATACCATCAGCCTCATCTAAGATGACGACTTTATGTTTACCATCGAGAGACTTAGTCTGACTAAAGCCAACTACCTTGGAGCGTATAGTATCTATACCATTTTCATCTGATGCATTAATATAAAGGTATTGACACTCTAATATATCATTTACTAATATTCTAGCTAATGTAGTCTTACCTAAGCCAGGTGTACCAACGAAAAGCAGATTTGGTATTTCTTCGGTAATAGATTCAAAATACTTTCTATTACTATCAGATAATACCAAATCTGATAACGTTTTAGGTCTATACTTTTCTACGTATAAGTTATTAAACATTATTTTTTTCTTTTTGATGGCTTCGTAACAGTTACTGTTACCGTCTTTCTCACCTTCGCATTACCGACTTTTCTTTCGGTTATCTTTTGTCTTGTTACTTTTCCCATAATTTATTATATCAGAGTTCCCTTTTTTATTACCACCCCAGTTAATATTGTCGTAAGAATCTCCAAACTTCTTCAAACTATGACCTTTTCGCCATTTATCTCCTTTACCCATTGCGTATTATACCTATGTTCCTATTTTATATAAAGTATATTTTGTGGTTAGTTCTTCATTAATACTAATATCTTTAATAGTTTTTAAATATTTCATACTACCAGTATCTTTTATGATACAATTTGGTTTGTCGCAATGATTAATAAATGCCCCGAGAGGTGTTCTTATATAACCTTGATCAAATATTTCATTACTATATTCAACGTGAGATATTCCAAGATTTGTATCTTTAACTATTATATCTACTGCAAATAAACCTAAACCATCTATTTTAGATTTCTTAATAGTTAAATTAGATGGTAGCGGCCTATACATTATTTACCTGATGATCCAAAACCAGCATCTCCACGTTCTGCTTCTTCTATACTTTCAGACCACTCAACGGTGGTATCGTAAATTTTTTCTATCTTAATCTGAGCTACTTTATCACCCTTTTCAAAAACATACTCAGTATCATTAAAATTATACATCTTAACAGCACAATCACCCCGGTAACCATTATCTACTTCACCTAAATGTGGTTGTAAGTTATGTTTAAATCCAAGACCAGACTTAGGTTTAATTACAAACCCATAACCTGGTGTTATATATGCTACTGTAATACCTACAGGCACAACACCGCTGGTTATTTGCACAGCTCCAATTGGACTACACATACTCGGACCTATATCAGTATCTTCAACACAATATAAATCAAAACAATTATCACCGTTATGAGCTTTAGTAGGTAGTTTAGCATCTGGATGCGTTTTAATAAATTTAATTATAACTTTTTCTTCCATATATACCTATTATACTATAATAGTTTAATTATTCAACTTCTACTATAAATATTTTTACAATGGATGATGATATAGATATTGTTGTAGATGATTTACTTTCGCAATTAAAAGGTGTAAACGTTGCTAAAAAAGAATTAGAGAAACAAGATTTTAATCTCGACAAAGAAAAATTAGAAGATTTTTTACTGCAATATTCAGGTAAGTTAATTAAAGATAGTGTAGAATACGTTGAAGATGTTAAACAATTTATAACATCAGCACCAGATGCTAGAGATGTCGATGCTTTAAGTAAACTTATTGGTGCATCAGCATCAGCTATTGAAAGTTTAAATAAAATTCTTTTACAAGATAAAGCTAATGAAGCTAAAATACAGGTAAAGGAAATGGATATACAAAGCAAAAAGGAATTACAAGATAAAAGTAATGAGCAGGCTGGCTTAACAATTAATAGAGAAGAATTACTTAAACAATTAATTGATGATGCAAAAGTAATTGATGTCGAAGTTAGTAACGATTAAGATCCTGAAAAAGGTATATTAACTGTTGTGGTGGAGTATATATTATTGTTAAATATATCTAGTACGTTTTGAACATCTTCAATTCCGTTTTCATATTTAACTAAAAATGCTTTATTATCTGGTTGCTGTCTTATATTTAAGTTTTTATAAAAAGTAATTAAATCTCCTAGCTCTTCTCCAAATACATTAAAGATTTGTGTTGTTTTGATATTAGTAAGTTCTTCTTGAGTTACTGCAGTAAAATTGTCATAAACTAAATTTAACCCATGTGAGGTTGAACATAAGTTTTCAACTCCATAACCTGCTATATTACGAAGATTTCTCTTTAATATAGCATCATTCTTTAAAGACATTTTTTTAAAAATTTTCAATACATTATTACTAACTTTATTCATCATTATTGGAGGAATTGTAATAGGTGGTCCGCTTTTTTGTAAATTGTAGTATGTATCAAATATAGGGGTATTAGTTACACCTAAATTATGGTTAATTTCTAAAGTCATTCCAATATCATCAGAATAGTTAGAAAAAATACTTTTATCTTTATCATCTAAATTTTTTGTTATAGCAGCTTTAAAAATAAATATTAAATTTTGAAATTTTTCATTTAAATATAATTTAAAATTATTCGGCAATTCACTATCGTTAATTAGTAGCTTTTTATTATTTAAATCAATATACTTTTGTGTTAGATTTTTATGAACATTGTCCGTAGTTCTAGTATCATCTAACTCTATAAAAAAATTAACCACATCTAAAGACACATCTCGAAAAATGTTTAATAGCTCTGAACTACTTTCATAAAAACTAATATTACCGTTTATTACGGTATCTGCAAGTTCTGGTAAAATATTTTTTTTATTGGTAGCCATTAGTCTAGATTTTCGTTAAATTGAAGGTCATCAAAGTAGTATGTCTTTATTGCAAATAATCTATTAATATATAAATCATCTTTTATAAACGTATGTTCAACATTAATTATAAAATATGTACCAAGAAATCTATCATCAAACTTATTTTTCGGGTCTAGACTATCTCTATCAATTGCAATAAATTTACCAGATTTTCTAAACATTTGACCTTTGAGTGTTATTTCAACCCCTAGATTAGACATAATAGTATTTTTAAGAAGTTTATTAAGTCCTTTAGTTAATCTAATATTTTCATTACCACCATATAAATTGTAAATATTTTCATAGTTAATGTTTAACTTTCTAAGGTTAGTATTAATTTGTGAAGCAAATGGCTGTTTTAGGCCTTTCATATTCTGCACGTAATTACTATTAAATTTTTCTTTTGAATTTATTATATTACTATCTGATTGCATAATATTAAAAGTTTTATTTTCAAAATCATATTCATGTACTATTTTTGTATTAACTTTTTCATTTAATATATCAAAACTAGTATTATAAAACTTAACATTTAAGGCTTGGCTCTTTTCATTAAAACTAGGAGTATTTTTAGTGGTTTTTTTACCAGCATTATCGATTTTTAGGTTACCTGCACCTGAAATATTTATTTTTTCAATAGTAAATGTACCGCTTTCATCATTATCATTAGCTCTATCAAAAAAACTTTTTGCATTTATTAAAGTATACTTACCTGTAAAATACTCTTTTTTAAGTATACTAAAATCTTTAGAATCTAAATTGCTATTATGGTTATCATATATATAGTTTAAATCATCCATTGCTTTTTTATAAGCATTGCTATTATAATTAATTTTAGTCGAACCATCTTCAAAATCTACATAATCTATTGCTTCAGACCCATTCTGTCTTCCTCGTCTCTCTGTGTAGAAAATATCATCATCATTTTGATTTAAAGTAAATTTAAGTAATTCTCTCATCATTATACCTGTGTTATTTGCTCTTTCATCATTATCTAAATTAAAAAGAGGAACTCCTGATAAAGTATTACTAGTATTAAAATTAATTGTATCTATTGAATTAAAATAAGTATTTTTTTCTAATAATTTTCTTTCATCTAAATCATATAACTTTAATTTTTTATATAATGTACCTTCAATAATAGTATCAGTATCCTCAACTACCATAAATAAATTTCTTAGTGAAAATACTGCATTATAATCTTTTGATTCTTCTAATTTGTATTCCTTTTTTACATTTTTTAAAGGGATAATTTCTAAAAATAATACATCTCTACCATCCCCTCTAAATGTGAATCCATTTTGTGAATTTAATTCAGTAGGTACTGTTCTTTCAATTGCATGATTATCATTATAAAGCATTATTTCAGCTTTTAAAAAAGGATCAAATAAATCGTCTTTTAAATTTATATTATAAAGAGCTCCTTTTGATAGATCTAATCTATCACCATCAGGGTTTACTAAAACAGCTCTTATATGGTAAAACTGCCCATCGATTTTATATGAACTGGCCTTAGCTTCAGCCCCATTTAAATTATTGGTTATATAATCTTTTCTCACTACAACTGTCTTTCTATGGAATCAAGAATTTGTTCTATATATTCAGGCTTTAAAAGCCTAATTTTTTTACCTTCAGGTATATCTTTGATAGGGTTCGTAATTTTATTTAAAATTAATATTAACCACCATAAATCGATAGTACCATATGCATTATATGATAAGGTTGTCAATGGTAAACCGCTTGGTAATACTATGTGGTAAAATAATCTTTCATCAAAATTGTCAGGTATAGATATTTTTTTATTTATATTATAATAAAAGAAGTTTTTCTCTCCTGTGTTATAAACTTTAAATATATTTTCATAACGAGTAAGATCTAAATTTTTCAAATTTACTATACTATTTTGATATGCACCGTCCATTAGATATTACCTCCTTTTTCTCTTACTTTAATAATTGGATCACCTAAACTACGTATTAAGAAATTTTTAGTCTCTTTATTTAAACCTTGAAAAGTTATTTTAACATTATAAGCATCTGGTATAACAGTGGTTATATTTGTTCTATCACCTAATGCATCATTATCACTTGTATCATTAAAACTAGGTATATCCATACCCATCGTTCTTCTGTTACCTATAAAATCAATCTGTATTTGCGATATATAGCTATAAGGCATATAAGCCATGCCTTCGATATAAAACTCATATATAACTGGAAGTTCTAATAAATTTCTATTTATACGACCTGGTTTATTTTGATATATTAGACCAAAAAGGAGTTGCCAGTTTCTTTTTATGTCCTCGTATGAACCTGTATTTAATAATGGAAAGGTAATATCAAAAGTTCTACCTTCTTGTCCAAATTGATATTGCTTACTTTGTTCTACATAGACACCAGGTTTATCCATAAAAGCTACCCCTCTGGCAACATCGAAACCTGCTGCTAAAGTTTTAGATATATTATCTAAGCCTGCTAATTTTTGGGAATCTTCTGAGAAGGTATTATCAACACCCAAATAATTATTGCTTAAGTAAGGTAAAAAATATTTAAACCCAGTATCTTCAGTATAGTATAACCCGTTATATGGTTTAAGTATATTATCTTTTTGGTTACCTTGTGTTAAAAACCCAGCAGCCATTTCTTTAGCTTCTTTTACACTACTGCTAAATTTTTTAGCTTTTTCAGTTAAAGCCTCCTGAACACCGGGATATGAAATACCTGCAGCGCTTAATGAGTCGTATACATTTAGTGTATTACTGCCTACTTGTATATTACCACTAGCTAATCTATCAGCCGCTCCTTCAATTACTTCTGCTCCTGCTAGTACACTATAAAAGAAATTAGCTAAAGTTGAGTTAGTTAGTAATCTTTTTTCTTTAATATATGCAGCAGGTACATCTTGACGCGATGATTTAGGACTTTTAGTCCAAGGGAAATCACCAACTACATCAATTGGGTCAGTAGAACTATTATTGATTTTACCGTAAATTCTACCATCTCCACTATAACTAAAAGTGTCGACAGTATTTACACCACCCCTAGATAATATTGGCAGTGTTTTCGTCGCGTCAAATGTAAAACTGTATAAATCTGGCATTATAAATATTTAATGCCTAAGAAAATTATAGTATAAATAGTTCTGGATTGATTTCCACTATATCATCATTTTGTAAAACGAACTGTTTTTCAAATTCTCTTACTTCCTTTATATAATTGTAAACTTCTGCAATACCTGATGATGGTATATTTTCAATTATATCAAATTTTTCTTCAATTGTTAGGTCACTAAATTCTACCTTTTCATTATCATTTTTTATTGTAATAGATTTTGTAAATTTAGTTAATTCATTGATATAAAGTTTTCCAAGTAATTTACTTTCTGTCTTAAAGTTTTTAATCAAATAGTTATTACTTTCACTATCTATTTTAAATGACGGTGATGCAAGTTCAAAAATGAAATCATCAGTTTCAATAGTCTTGGTGAGATCAATTAATTTTAAACTTTTATTACTTGTAATAAGTTTTGACAAATCAAATTTACCATATTTTTTGTTAATTTTTTCTCTTAAAGATAATATAATATTTGGTCTATCGATAATGTTAAAATCACCTTTTCCTAGTTCTAGAATAATATCATTAAGCTTATTATAGAACACAATAATTGATATTGCAGTTAACTCTATATTATCTAAAATACTTTTTTGATGTTTTAAAGTTAAGGGTTTAAATTTTATATCTGATTGTAAAGAAGGTACAAAAACATCTACTTCTTTTTGAATATTTTTAAGATTTTTTATGAAAGCTGTCATATAATATATAGTTATTGTCTAATTACTATTTCTCAACTTTTTTTGCTGATCTTCCATTTCTTTCATATCTTGAACATGGTAATTTAGTAATATCTTACACTCTGGAAAACTTATAGTATCAAGATCTTGACTATTTAAGTGTAAAAATTTCCTTAAATAGTATTCTTGTTTATATAAATCCATTAAATTTAAATCATATATTTGTCGTATAAAATCCATACCAGTCAGTAAATCTATTTTAATACCAGTTTTACCAAATGTATAACTATCATTATAAAATTTTTCTAATAGTATATCATATATATCTATAAAATTTAATGGAGGTATATCTTCAATATATTCACAATCTAAAACACTATTAAAAACTAATTCATGGCTGTAAGTTGTGTTATATATATTTTTCACAAAATGAAAATTAATACCTTCGTAATTTAAAATATCCTTTTTACAAGAGAATTTTTCAATTATATCATTTAAATCAAATTTATAAGAAATTTTATTACTAGTTATTTCTATTTCATTACCTAAAATAAGACCTCTTAGTTCTAATAAGAAAAGAAATTTTTCTTGTAAGTTCAGAACTTCACCAGTTAGTTGCTTAACCACTTTATTAAATACCTTTTCGAAGTTATCAGTATTATTTAAATTTTTTATTAAGTTTTTACAGAAATAAAATGATGGCTCTTCTATATAAAAATCTCTATCTAAAATTGTTATCTTTACGCTTTTAATGTCATCTATCATTTTATATTAACCTGCTTGCAATTGTCTGAAAGTATCTCCAGATTGGTCAAAATCAGTAGTATTGGGCCCACTACCAGTTGAAGGGGTTTGTACCATTTGATTTGATGGTTCCTTATTTAATATTAAATCTAATAACCTATTATTTTCAACTAATAATGTATTAGATTTACCTACTAAAGTACTCATTTCGTCATTTAGATCCACAACTGCATCTCTAACTTTACCGGTGGCAACGCGTTGCCACCGAGCCAGTTGACCACCACCGGGCTCATCACTACTAGTAGTACTGATATTACCTTGAACAGCCCCTCTTAAAGTTTTAATTCGGTTTGCAGCTTGCTCGTAATTAACATTTTTAGAATTTATACCTTCTATATCTTGACCAAATATAATACCGCCTTTCTGGCCATTAATTGCTGCTTCAATAACTGGTATTGAAGCTTTTAAATCATCAGCAAAATCTTCAAAGTTAGATTTTATAGATATATTTAAACCTGATAACCTTCCTAATGCTAAAACAACCTTATCAATTGCATTAGCACCCTCTTCTATATCATCAGCTTGATTACCAATATCTATTATGAAATCCATTGGGTTAGTACCTCCAGAAAAGAAATTTACTACTTTTGTCAAACCACCTAAAAGAGCTGCAATACCATTACCACCGGCTATTGCTACCATTGCGGCTGCCGCGGCACCAGCTGCCAATGGTAGTTTAGTTATATCAGCTAGTGTAATATCTTTTACACCATCAAATAACCCTCCTAAACCTTCACCCATATTTACCATTAGAAACTTTATAGATTCTCCTGGTTGACCGTCGTCACCCGTCATTAAACTTATACCCTTATCAGCAACTGCTAAACCTGCAAAGAACCCACCCAGACCAAGACCTATTGCAGACATACCTATTGCTGCCATACCCGCAACTGCTGGTCCCCCTACTGTGCCGAATAAAGCACCCGCCCCTAATAATGCTCCTAATGCTACCATACTTGGACCGGAGAAAGCATCTAGACCTTTTGCAAGGTTTATCATTAATTTTTTAACTGCAGACCCATCTGAGTTTATAAAATCTGCTCCTTTATCAGCTAAAGCCATCCCTGCAAAGAAACCTCCTAAACCAGCACCGATCGCAGTCATACCTACAGCAGCTTTAATACCGGCAACAGGGCTCGCAGCACCGAATAAAGCACCTGCTCCTAATAAAGTACCTAATGCTACCATACTTGAACCTGTAAAAGCATCAAGACCTTTACCAAGGTTTATCATTAATTTTTTAACTGCAGATCCGTCCGATTTTAACGCGGTAGCACCAGCGTCAGCTAAAGCCATACCTGCAAAGAAACCTCCTAAACCAGCACCGATCGCAGTCATACCTACAGCAACTTTAAATGATGTACCCATACCACCGACTACCCCAAAAAGAGCACCTGCTCCTAATAATGCTCCTAATGCTATCATACTTGGACCAGAAAAAGCTCCAAGTCCTTCAGCAAGATTTACCATTAATTTTTTCAAACTATCACCAGTACCTATCGCACTAGCGAGAGCATCTACACCAGCCATGGCCCCTAATATACCTGCTACCCCTAAACCAACCCCTACAACAGCTAAAATACCTTCCATTAAACCACCACCTTTTTTAACTTTTACCGTGTCTTTTTGATTGTCCCCGGCAGCTGGTGATATTAATTTTAATTGTTCTATAGCAGTAGTAGAAAACCCAGTTATTATATTACCTTTTTCTCGTTTAAATTCACTTTCTAATTTACTTTTTTTATCAGTTTTTACTTCTTTACCTTCACTGCTTTTTATTTTTTTTAAGTCTTCATTAGACGCTTTTAAACTTTTTACTAGTTTGGTTAAAATACCAACTTCTTTGAGCATATCTGTTATATTATTTTTATCTGCCATTTTCTAAAAAGTTAAAGGGTTAATACTTTTAATTAATTGCTCTACTGAAAGATATAAGTTACTTTGAACTTCATATTTATCGTATACGAAACTTACTGAATAATTGTCAATTTTTTCTGTACCGTAACCATTACTACGAGTGTCTAAACTTACTGGTACACAATTAAAAAAGCGAAAAGTTTTTCTCGGAATTTGAGATAAACCAGCCTTAGTAGGGGAATACTGAACTATAGTCATATTAACTTTTGGGTTTTTCAATACTTCTGCCGGGTTATTTGGGTCTCTAGCTACCAAACCGTAATGACTGGCTAGTATTAACCATGGTCTCATTATTAAATCTGTAAATGATGTGTTCGTTTCTCTAAAATTAAGCATAACTTTATTATCGACGAAGGCCCCTCTATCTGTCAATACGGTGCCTTGTATAAAACCTCTATTATTGTCTATGTTAGCCGAAGTTGCTCCTAATGTTTCTGAGCCTATATCAAAAGCGTTAACAAATATACACCCTACTATACCTTGATTTTTAACAGATGCAAGTAGAGTTTTTGAAGTGTCTATATCGAAACCTGTAGAAAAAACATTTGG